CGAAGTCGGCATGGTCAAGGTCAACCCACAGCAGCCGGAGCCTGTCAAGTCCATCGTGGACCAGACGGGCATCGTGATGGAGAAGGTCTACAACCTGTCAGTCGGTGTGTACGACGTGTGCGTCACGACCGGGCCGGGCTACATGACCAAGCGTCAAGAGGCGCTGGACGCCATGTCGATGCTGCTCCAGTCGAACCCGGACCTCTGGAAGGTCGCTGGCGACCTGTTCATCAAGAACATGGACTGGCCGGGCGCGCAGGAGATGGCGGCACGGTTTGCCAAGATCATTGACCCGAAGGTCATGGAAGGCGAAGATCAGTCCCCTGAAATGCAGCAGGCCAAGCAGCAGATTGAGGCCATGACGCAGCACATGCAGCAGATGGAAGGCATGTTGAAGCGCGTTGAGCAGTCAATGGAAGCCCAACAGCTTGACATCAAGCGGTTCGACTCGGAAGTGAAAGCATATGATGCTGAAACTAAGAGAATTTCTGCGGTGCAGGCTTCAATGTCTGAAGAGCAGATACATGACATCGTCATGGGGACAATTCACGCAGCGATTGACACAGGAGATCTGGTCAGCGGGATGCCGTCTCGTGACCAGTTGGAACAAAACGAAATGGGCGAAGCGCCTGAAGCTCCTCCGCAGATGGGTCAGCCGCCTATGGGTGAGCCGCCTGCTGGACCGCCTCCGCAGCCTGAAATGATGGGACAAGGCCAATGAAACCCGCTGAATTTATTGGCTGCATGTTCTTGGCGCGGGATGTGGCCCATTCCGTCCACTTGAACACACGCAGCTTTGCCAAACACATGGCCTTGAACACCTTCTACGACGAGATTGTCGGTCTGGCCGACTCTTTTGCCGAGGCGTATCAGGGCCGACACGGGCTGGTCGGCCCCATCACGTTGCATTCGGCCAAAAAGACATCTAATATCGTGGAGTTCCTGACCGACAGCCTGGCTGAGCTTGAAGACGCCCGGTATAAGGTCTGTAACAAGGACGAGACGGCCATCCAGAACATCATCGACGAGATCGTCGGTCTGTACCTGACGACCCTTTACAAACTTCGCTTCTTGGCGTGAGGCTCTGATATGGAACTTTTGAACCCGCTTATTGGCGACCAGTTTGTAGCGCGCTCGGTGTCTTTCACCGGCACCGCTGGCTCGACTGGCACTTGGCCCGCTGGCCCGCAGGGCGTCGTCGTATGGTCCGATCAGGCGTGCTACATCTTGGTTGGCGAGGGCGTGACCGCCACGACAGCCAACGGCACACCGCTCCCGGCCAACACGCCGGTCCCCTTCGTCGTGCCTAGCGGCACGGGCGCGCCTTGGCGGGTTAGCGCCATACAGGTCAGCACAGGCGGCACGCTGTACGCGAAGCCGATCAACATCCGATGAGCTTTGGCATCCCCGTCCGTAACGGCCTTGGGCTTGGCCTGCTGGCGTCCACGTCGCTGGCGACCGGGGTTGTTTCTTTTGGCCCCGGTCCCACGGGCAACGGCCTCGTCTGGGGCGCGGGCAACTACCTTGTCTGGGACACCGGCAACTTCTTGACTTGGGGTTAACACATGACGGACATCAACCTTAAAACCCTCTCGCCCGATACGTCGCTGCCGACGACGGGGTTCCTGTTTGGCGCGGACAGTCAGGCGTCCACCAACCCGTCCGTCTACTCGACGCAGACTGTCGCCACGACGCTGCTGGGGTCTACGTCGCTGACGGGGGATACGCTGACGGCGAGCGCGCCCGTGCTGAACCTGACGCAAACGTGGAATAACGCCGCTACGACGTTTACGGGCATTAAGTTCAATGTTACGGACTCAGGGTCTACATCTGCGTCGTTGTTGATAGACATTCAGAATGGGGGAAGTAGCAAGTTTAACATAGACAAAGTTGGCCAAGTATCTATTCCTTACGGGGCGGCGATAAACAGCAATTATATAAATAGTGCCGGATATTCTACTGGGACTTATGGGAATGAACTTTCAGGTCTATACCAAACTAAAATGTTTATGCAAGGTTCCGGTTCAGTCGGCTTTAGTGCTGGAACGGGCGGGGGCGGAAACCCAACATTAGACACCATCCTCACCCGCAAAGCAGCCGCCAACCTCCGTTTTGGTGCCGCAGACGCAGCCTCGCCCGTAGCCCAGACGCTCTCCGTTCAGTCTGTTGTGGCGGGCACGAGCAACACTGCTGGCGCGACCTTTACGATCACCGGCTCGCAGGGCACTGGCTCGGGCGCTGGTGGCAGCATCATCTTCCAAGTGGCTCCGGCTGGTGGTTCTGGCACGGCGCAGAATGCGTTGGCTGCGGCGATGACGATTGCAAGTGATAAAAGCGTTACGTTTGCTGGCGCTCTGCCTCTTACCTCAAATTCAGGCATTGTATCGCTTGACGCTGCTGGCGCAGCTTTTAGAGTTTACACTGGTTCAAAATTTACATTAAATGTGAACGGGAACAAGGGCGCTTGTCTTGATAGCGCCAGCGCGTTCTATTGGACTACAGGCTCTAATAACACCGATAACCCGGCAGTTGGTCTTTCGCTGAATTACGACGCATTAAACACCCTCGCCCAGCGCAACAGCACTGCGGCGCAGGCTCTTAACATCTACAACACCTACACTAGCAGCACATCATTTGAACGCTACAGCGTTGATTGGATCACGACCGCAAATCTGGCGATTGTCGGCCCCAACAAGGGCAGTGGTGGCGGCACCCAGCGTGTCCAGCGTCTGTCGTATCTGGAAGATGGCGGCGCGGGTAGCACTGTGCCGTTGCTTGGTTCTACCTGCCCCGCAGCGTCGGGAACTGTGAAATCTTGGATCAAAATCATTACCTCAGACGGAACCACTGCTTACATTCCGTGCTGGGCATAACGGGGAAAACACATGATCACGCTCAACCTCACAAACGAAGAAGCTAACGCGCTGGGCGCACTGCTGGACGCCGCCGTCAAGGCAACAGGCATTCAGGGGGCCAAGGCCGCAGTTGTGCTCTTTGAGAAACTGGAACAGGCCGCCAAGGCGTCCCAGACTGTGGAGCCGACAGAATGACAAATTCCTACCAGTGGTCCGTAAACTCCATGACGGCGTACCCGGAAGCGGAAGGCGAACAGAACGTCGTCTTCCAGATTGCGTGGGTTCTGTCAGCCACGGACGGCACGTACAACTCCGCCGCCTACGGCTCCGTTGACACGACCTACGTCGCCGGGACGCCTTTCACCCCGTACGCCGACTTGTCGCTCGATCAGGTCAACGGCTGGGTTGCTGGCGCTCTTGGCGAAGATGGCATCGCCAAGGCTCAGGCCGACTGTGACGCGGCCATCGCCGCCCAGCAGGACACGAACCTGCCTGTCACGCCGCCCCTGCCGTGGAACATCCCGACGCCCGCGCCGGAGCCTGTGCCGCCGGTTGAAGAGCCGGTTGTCTAATATTTGACGCCGACGACGCCTTGTCGTAATGTCAAGCCCTAACCGTACTGGTGAGGTTCACCAGGTATCCGAAAGGACGCATAGCATATGAGCGATGAAGCTCTAGAACTACCAGCGGATGACACCGCGCCGGTTGCAGAAGCCACGGCAGCTCCTGTTCCTGTTGATACCCAGCCGGATGAATCCACGACGGAAGCCTCAAAGTCTTTCACACAGGAAGAACTTGACGCCATTGTCGGAAAGCGTCTTGCACGCGAACAGCGTAAGTGGGAACGAGAGCAGGCCCAGCGCGTTGCGGACTTTGAGGCCCGAAGGGCCGTCTCAGTCACACCGCCCGACGTTAACGATTTTGACAATGCACAGGCTTACGCGGAAGCGTTGGCTGAACGCAAAGCTCAAGAGATGTTGGCCCGGCGCGAGACAGCAAAGCAGCAAGCTCAGCTTCTGGATGTTTATCACGAAAAGGAAGAGGACGCGCGGGTCCGCTACGACGACTTTGAACAGGTCGCGTACAACCCAAACCTCCCCGTCACGGACGTGATGGCCCAGACGATCCAGTCTTCGGACAACGGCCCCGATGTCATCTACTGGCTTGGGTCCAACCCGAAGGAAGCTGGCCGTATCGCTGCCCTTCCGCCCATCCTGCAAGCGCGAGAGATCGGTCGAATTGAAGCCAAATTGGCTGCAAGTCCTCCGATTAAAAAGACCTCAAATGCTCCCGCGCCTATTAATCCGATTGCAAATGCCAGATCGTCTGGCAAGCAGGTTTACGATACCACCGACCCCCGCTCAGTGAAGAACATGAGCACGTCGGAGTGGATTGAAGCCGAGCGTATGCGTCAGATTAAGAAGCAGGAAGCGCAGCGCAACCGCTAGTCTAGGCTGTACTCGGGAAAATTTTTCGACTTGCATCTAAGACGAAACGTAGCAACTGGAACACCTGCCGCTCTGGCGGCAGCCGACACTGACGGATAGGTAATGCCTTGAAAGCGACATTCACGACGAGGGTAAACGTTAGCCAGAATAGCGGCCTTCTTGGCTCGCGTTTCTGCGCTGTCTTTTTTCCCAAGTCGGTATTGCCGCAATTTTTCTCTGGCCTCTTCCGACACGCTGTGTTTGCCGTTTGTATCTGCGTGTCGTTCGCCAAAATGCTCTTTTGGCGTAACGCATTCCAGATTTTCGGCACGGTTGTCTGTTTTGTTTCCGTTTATGTGGTGGACATGCTTTTTCGGGTTAAAATCCGGCAGCCAGCATTTAGCCACTACGCGGTGCATGAGACGCTGCCGTCCAAGGGTATGATAACCTTGCGGATGGCACGTCGGAATGTGAGGTTGCATTTGTCGGAGCACTTTTCCGCAGCGAGAAACTGCGTAAAGATGGTCAAACACACGGTATTCAGTACCGTCCATCGTAAAGCGGGTCATCGTTGTCTCCTTGTGGGTAGCTACAGACTGGACGCTTCAACTCTACTTCTGACATAAGGAAATGTCAAATGGCTAACAGTCTGCTTACTATCGACATGATCACCCGGAAGTCTCTCGAAATCCTTGAGAACAACCTGGTGATTACCCGCAACGTCAACCGCCAGTACGACGACTCGTTCGCCGTTGAAGGCGCCAAGATCGGCTCGACCCTCCGCATCCGCCTGCCCGACCGCGCTCTGGTCACGGACGGCGCTGCGCTTCAGGTTCAGGACGACAACGAGCAGTTCACGACCCTGACTGTCTCCTCGCAGAAGCACATCGGCGTGAACTTCACGTCCGCTGAGCTGACGATGCAGTTGGACGATTTCGCGGAACGTGTTCTCAAGCCGCGTATCTCGCAGCTCGCCTCCAGCATCGACGCCGATGTCGCCAACTCGTTCCTGTCGGTCTACAATTCGGTTGGCACGCCCGGCACCGTCCCGTCCACTTCGCTTGTCCTGCTTCAGGCCCAGCAGAAGCTGAACGAGTTCGCCACCCCGATGTCCCCGCGCTACGCGACGGTCAACCCGGCTGCGAACGCTGGCCTCGTCGAAGGCATGAAGGGCCTCTTCAACCCGACCTCCACCATCAGCCGCCAGTTCAAGAACGGCATGATGGGCGAAGGCATTCTCGGCCTTGAAGAAGTCAACATGTCCCAGTCGATCCGTCAGTTTCTGACCGGTTCGGCCGTGCGTACCGACTCCCTTGCCGTCAAGACCACCCTGTCCACGCAGGGCGTCAACACGATCACGTTCAAGGCGGCTACCAACGCGAAGACCCTCGTCCCCGGCGATGTCTTCACGATTGCCAACGTGTACGCGGTCAACCCGCAGGTTCGTGAGTCCACTGGTTCGCTTCAGCAGTTCGTTGTGACCAACACGGTTACTTCGGCCAGCACCGAGTTCGCTAGCGTCACGTTCTCCCCGGCGATCTACACCTCGACGAACGCCCTTGCGACCGTTGACTCGTTCCCCGTGGCTGACGCTGCCGTTACCCTGCTTGGTTCGGCCAGCACCTACTACCCGCAGAACCTTGTGTACCACAAGGACGCGATCACCTTCGCCACTGCCGACCTTCTGCTTCCGCAGGGTGTCGATATGGCCTCGCGTCAGGTCCACAACGGCATCTCGCTCCGCATTGTGCGCCAGTACGACATCAACAACGACCGTATGCCGTGTCGTATTGACGTGCTGTACGGCTTCAGCACAATCCGTCCGCAGATGGCCGCGCGCCTCTGGGGCTAAGCTAACCCGCCCCCGGCCAACGCCGGGGGCACCTCCTTTTCTTGAAAGGCTCTTAACATGGCTCTCCCTTCTGTTGGCGGTGGCTATCAGTTTAATGATGGCAACCTGAATGAAGTAAAACTCACCGTTGCCGCTGTACCGACTACGGCAACCGACAGCGCCACGCTGACGGCTGCTCAGCTCACCAACGGCATCATCATCGGCACACCGACGACAACGGCGGCCTACACGCTGCCTTTGGCGACCGACCTCGACGCCGTGCTGACGAACTCCAAGCCTGGCTCGACGTTTGACTTCCGCGTCATCAACACGACGACGGCGGGCGTCATCACCGTGACCACCAACACCGGCTGGTCCATCGGCAGCAGCGGCTCGCAGGGTCTCATGACCATTGCGGCTACGGCTGGCACTGTGCGCGGCTTCCGTGCGCGTAAAACTGCTGACGGTTCTTGGGCGCTTTACGCTCTCTCGTAAGCAAACCGGCCCCTGCTTTGGCAGGGGCCACCTTTACAGGAAATTTTATGCACATCTATCTGCGTCACCCGGACCACGGCACCAAGGTTGCCACGATGGACCTTGAAGCGATTTATGATGAAGAGAACGGCTGGACGCGCTATACTCCCGGCCAGCCTGCGGTAAGTGCGTCGGCTAACGAACTGGTCTCCAGACGGCGCGGGCGTCGTCCTTCGGTTGAGGAAATAGCGGCAGATGACAACGACAGCGGGCGATCAGATTAATGGCGCGCTTCGTCTCCTCGGCGTCCTAGCCGAAGGCGAAACCCCGTCTGCGGCCACGTCGCAGGACGCGCTGACGGCGCTCAATCAGATGATTGACTCGTGGAACACCGAGCGGCTTGCGGTGTTCTCCACGCAGGACCAGGTGTTTAGCTGGCTGCCGGGCAACATCTCGCGCACGCTCGGCCCGACCGGCAACTTCGTCGGCAACCGCCCGATCCTGCTGGATGACTCAACCTATTTCAAAGACCCGGCTACCGGCATCTCCTACGGCATCAAGATTATCAACCAGCAGCAGTACGACGGCATTGCCGTCAAGACTGTCACCAGCACCTACCCACAGGTGATCTGGATTAACATGAGCTATCCCGACATTGAGATGTACGTCTACCCGGTGCCGACCAAGGTGCTGGAGTGGCACTTCGTCTCGGTTGAGGAGCTGACGCAGCCCGCCACAATCGCAACAACACTAGCCTTCCCGCCGGGCTACCTCCGTGCGTTCCGCTACAATCTGGCCTGCGAGTTCGCACCGGAGTTCGGCATCGAGCCGTCGCCTACGGTGTCGCGCATTGCAATGGCGTCCAAGCGCAACCTGAAGCGCATCAACAACCCTGACGACATCATGGCGCTGCCTTACAGCATGGTTGGTAACAGACAACGTTACAATATTTTTGCCGGAAATTTCTGATGCAGACGCCCATCCTCGGCTCCGCGTACGTAGCCCGCAGCGTCAACGCTGCGGACAACCGTATGGTCAATCTCTTTCCAGAGATTGTACCCGAAGGCGGCAAGCAGGCGGCGTTTCTCCAGCGCGCCCCCGGCCTGCGTCGGCTGGCGACGGTGGGCCTTGGTCCTATCAGAGGACTGCACGCCTACGGCAGCTACGCCTACGTTGTGTCCGGCAACGAACTCTACCGCATGGACCCCGCGTACAACACCGTGCTGCTCGGCACGGTTGCCAACGACGGCCCGGTGTCGATGGCCGACAACGGCGTCCAGCTCTTTATCGCGTGCGGTGGCCCCAGCTACATCTACAACAACAGCACGCTGGCGTTCGGGCTGATCACCGACCCGGACTTCCCCGGCGCGCTGACCGTCTCGTATCTGAGCGGATACTTCGTCTTCATCGAACCCAACAGCCAGAAGGTGTGGGTCACGCAGCTTCTGGACGGCACGTCGATTGATCCGCTGGACTTCGCCAGCGCCGAAGGCGACCCGGATGGCCTGATTTCGTCGATTGTGGATCACTCCGAAGTGTGGCTTTTCGGCACCAACTCGGTCGAGGTCTGGTACAATTCCGGTGCGGCCGCGTTCCCGCTCCAGCGCATCCAAGGCGCGTTCAACGAGATCGGTTGCGCTGCGACGTTCTCGGTCGCCAAGCTCGACAACGCCCTGTTCTGGCTGGGCGCTGACGCGCGCGGCAAGGGCATCGTCTACCGCGCCAACGGCTACACGGGCGTGCGCGTCAGCACGCACGCCGTTGAGTGGCAAATCCAGCAGTACCCCAACATCGCTGACGCCACGGCCTACACCTACCAGCAGGACGGCCACGCCTTCTACGTGCTGTCGTTCCCGTCCGCTAACGCGACGTGGGTCTACGATGTCGCGACACAGGCGTGGCATGAGCGGGCGGGCTTCAACGACGGAGCTTTTACCCGCCAGCGGGCGTCCATGCAGATGTTCTTTAGCGACGAGACCATCGTAGGCGACTACCAGAACGGCAAGCTCTACGCCTACGATCTGACGCTCTACGCCGACGACGACCAGACGCAGCGGTGGCTGCGCTCGTGGCGGGCGCTGCCGCCCGGCCAGAACAACCTCAAGCGTGTGGCTAACCACACGTTGCAGCTTGACTGCGAGTCGGGCGTGGGCCTCAACAGCGGGCAGGGCAGCGACCCGCAGGTCATGCTGCGCTTTTCTGACGACGGCGGACATACTTGGAGCCGCGAGCGTTGGTCCTCGATGGGGGCCATCGGCGAGTACGGCAAGCGCGTGTTCTGGCGCAGGCTGGGCATGACGCTGAAGATCCGCGACCGCGTGTACGAGATATCCGGTACGGACCCGGTGCCGATCTACATCATGGGCGCGGAGCTGATCGCGAGCGGCACCAATGCTTAGCGACAGCCAGATCCCGGCACCGCGAGTTCCGATAACCGAGAAGGAAGGCGGGCTAATCACCCGCGAGTGGTTCCGGTTCTTTAACTTCGTCTACGAGCAGATCGTGCGGCTGACCTCGTTTGCCTACGGGACGTTCAGCGGGTTTGAGACAACGGCGTGGGTGTCAAACACCACCACGCAAGTGTCCATCACGGACACCGCGCTGAGCAGCGGCGTGTCGGTGGCGTCATCGCAGGTGACGGTCGCCAACGCCGGGCTGTACTCCATCAACGCCTCGTTCCAGCTCTACAACCTCAACACTACGACGGCGTACACCATCGCCCTGTGGGCGCGCGTCAGCGGCGTGGACGTGCCAGGCTCGCTGCGCTACGTCACCGTGTTCGGACCGGGTGGCAGCGCGCAGGCGTACAGCACCCACACCCTTGACCTTACGTTGCAACTTCCGGCCGCAGCGTATATAGAATTTTACGGTAATTCCTTCGGCGGGGTAGCGCAGCTTCGTACGATTGCTGCTAACACGACCATAACCGCGCCGTCTGCCGCCAGCATCCTCCTGAACGTGACCCAGATAGCATAGGACGGACACATGACCTCTTACAATTTGTCATCCTTCGCTGGCGCTGGAGCGCAGTTCTTCGACGACAACGGCAACCCGCTGACCGGCGGCAAGGTCTACACCTACGCGGCGGGCACGACCACGCCAGCGGCCACCTACACGACCTCAACCGGCGCGGTCGCCAACACGAACCCCATTATCTTGGACGCCGCCGGGCGCACGGCCAACGAGACTTGGCTGGTGGCCGGTACGCTCTACAAGTTCATTGTCAAGACCTCGGCGGACGTGCTGGTCGGCACCTACGACGGCCTCCCGGCTATCAACGACCCCTACAGCATCAATTCGCTGCTGGGCAGCGTCACCGGCACGAACGCTATCGCGGCGGTGGCGACGCCGTCCCTCACCGCCTACGCAGCGGGCGCGACGTACGCCTTCATCGCAGCCAACACCAACACGGCGGCGGCAACGCTTAGCATTGACGGGCTTGCGGCCAAGTCGATCACCAAGAACGGCAGCGCGACGCTGACGGCGGGCGACATCCAGATCGGCAAGCTGACGTGGGTGCAGTACGACGGCACAACGTTCCAGCTCATCAACAATATCGTCTACGGTGGCTCCATCACCAACGGCAACATCGTCAGCTTGACCACGCCGCTCGGCGCGGCTAGCGGCGGTACGGGGCGGTCTACGCTCACGGCCAATTCGGTTCTTCTGGGCAACGGCATTTCAACCGTGCAATTGATCGCGCCCAGCACCTCCGGGAACGTCCTGACCAGCGACGGCACGACATGGGCTAGCGCCCGCACGGTAGTCCCCACCATTCAGGCTTTTACATCTACCGGCACCAGTACCTTCACCATCCCCGCTAGCGTAACCAAAGTTAAGGTCACGGTTGTTGGCGGCGGGGGCGGCGGCCGGTCAGTCACAGGTCTTACGGGTGCTGGCGGCGGTGGTGCTGGCGGCGCGGCTATTGAAGTAATTTCCGGGCTTACGCCGGGCGGCACGGTCACCGTGACTGTTGGCGCTGGCGGCGCGGCTAACACCGATGGCGGCACCTCATCTTTTGGCGCGTATTGCTCCGCAACGGGCGGCTCTGCGGGGCAAGCTGTAAGCAGCAACTACTGGGCCGGGGGCGCTGGCGGAACTGGTTCTGGCGGCGACATCAACTTTACCGGCGGCGCAGGCCAAGGCGGGCCTGGCGTTCAAAGTGTCACGGCGGGCATTTCAGGAAATGGCGGAGCGTCAATCTTTGGCGGCGCGGGGCTAGGTATTGTTCCGACAGCTAGTTCAACGGGCGGCGCTGGCGGGGCAAATACCGGCGGCGGCGGCGCGGGCGGCAGCGGCAACCCGTCTACTGGCGGCGCTGGCGGGTCCGGTATCGTGATCGTGGAATATTGAGCCGTGGGTGTGACCGACTACGAACTGTTCCTAACCGAGCACGGCCTGACCGAAGCCGACATGGCGTCGTTGACGGACCTTGGCCACATCAAGACCGACGACAAGATCCGGCTTGCGCAAGGATGGATTGACAATGTCTGACGTTATGCTCGCCAACACGCACGACAAGGTCGCATTCCGGGAGAAAATCCTTGGCGCGCAGGAGCGTATGCTGGAGCTTGTTGCCGAAGACGCCGCCGTGGACGCGGCCCCGTCCTGCACGCTGACGCACACGTACACGCCGATCCACGAAGAGTACGGCTGCGGCACCTACGCCCGCCAGATATTCATCCCGAAGGGGACGCTCATCATCGGCAAAATCCACCGGCACCAGCACCTGAACTTTATTCTGAAAGGCCGGGTGTCGGTCTCAACGGAGTTTGGGCCGAAATTCTTTGAAGGCCCATGCATGTTCGTGTCCGAAGTTGGCCTCAAACGCGCCGTTTACGCCGAAGAGGACACGATCTGGGTCACGGTTCACATGACCAAATTTACAGGCGAAGAAAACCTTGATAAGATGGAAGCCGAACTTATCGCGCCTAGCTACGATGATATGGGCATGATTGCGTCGGTTGAGGAACTGAAAAGGATCGCACCATGACTTTTGTTGCCTCAGCCATAGCCGCCAGCGCCGTTGTAGGCGCTGGCGCGTCCATCTACAGTTCAAGCAAAGCCGCTGGCGCGCAGAAGGCGGGCATCGACGCCTCCGCCGCCGCGCAGCGCGAGATGTTCGACAAGCAGACCGAGCTTCAGGAGCCGTTCCGTCAGGGCGGCATCACGGCGCAGAACCGTCTGTTGACGGTTCTAGGTCTTCGCCCCGCTGAAGGGTCTGGTGTCACCGTAGACCCAAACTCGCCCGACTTTGGTAAGTACGCTGGCGACTTCGGGATGAAAGACTTTCAAGCCGACCCAGGCTACGGTTTTCGTTTGTCGGAAGGCATGAAGGGTTTGCAGAACTCGGCGGCCGCGCGCGGCCTGCTGTCGTCCGGTTCGACGCTGAAAGGCATTACGGACTACGGGCAAGGCATGGCGAGCCAAGAGTACGGCAACGCCTACAACCGTTACCAGACCAACCGCGCCAACCAGCTCAACCCGCTGACCGGCATCTTGGGCATGGGCCAGACGGCTATTAACAATGTGTCCAACGCGGCGGGGCAGCTAGGGCAAGGTCTGGGTCAGGCCGCAGCCGCGACGGGCGCGGCGAACGCTTCGTCCTACATAAACTCTGGAAACGCGCTCAACAACGCGCTGAGCGGCGGCGTAAATTCGTATATGAACTACAACAATATGCAGGGATACAACGCCCGCACTGCGGCGATGAACGCTGGCGGTCAAACCCCCATCAGCGGGTATTACTAGCCCATTCATTTCTGAGGGTCTGACCAATGGTTGACTACAACATCGCGATCCCCCAGCAGCAGCTTTATCAAGCTCCTGACCCCATGCAAAATTTCCTGCGTATGCAGCAGATGGAGCAGATGGGCGCGACTTCCCGCCTGCGCAACATGCAGGCGCAAAACTTGCTCGCGGCGCAGCAGCAGACTGCCGCTGAACGCGCGCAGGCGGCAGCTGAAATTGAAGACTCCGCTAACGCGGTGCGTGGGGGCGCATCTCCGACCGAAGCCGCTGAAAATCTTACCCGAGAAGGCAAACTTGGTGCTGCGGCAAGAATTTCCGCGCATGGAAAAACCCTTAATGAGGGCCAGAAAGCTGAACTGGATACAGTGGACAACACTCTTAAAGGGTTTGGGTACTGGTCCACGCATGTTAGGTCGCCAGAAGAAGCCGGGGCGCTTGGCGCGGGCATGTTTAACACGTCTAAACTTCGCCCGTTCTTTGAGTCAATAGGTATTAAATCGCCGGAACAAGCGGCGCAAAAATTTAGCGGCGATTTTGCCACAGATGAAAACGCTTGGCGTACTGGGCTAGCAAAACTAGACGCGCCAACGCTTTTTTCCCTGCGCGCCGCTAAACAAGTTGAGCTTCCCGGCGGCGGGAAAGGGACAATAGACCCGAACAGGCCGGGCGTTATTAACGAGTCTGTTATCCGCGAAGCTGGCGCACCGCAAACGGGCGCAGAAACAACGTACCGTGACCCAAATCTTGCCGCGCGGCAAGACACGCAGCGCCGTTTGGGGTTGCCTGTAACGGTTGACGATGGCGGTTTGGCAGGCAGCGGCGGCACGGGCGTCAATGCGCTGGCCGCTGGGCAACGGCAGCAGCCCGCCGTGGTGGGTAACGCTATGGCTGCGCCGGGTGCCGCAGCGTCGCCTTACGGCGAGCTTGTACAGCCTCAAGCCACACGTGCCCCCGGCGTTGTCGGGTCTGGCGTGTTTGCGCAACGCGCAAAAGACGCAGAATTGGCGCAAGCCGTTAAGAAAGCTGGGCTTGAAACAGAAGCGCGTAAGCTGGCTGAACTGAGCGTTGCGACGCCTGAAGCTGAACGTTTGAAGAACGTGGGTAAACAGGAGTTCCAAGGGTCTTTGGCCGCTATGGTGGACCAGTACAAAGACCTTGGCAGACAAGGCGTGCTTATCGAAAAAGGAACAAGCCTTGGTCAGCGCGCGCTTACTTTTGCGGGCGCGCAAGCGCCGGGCATTGCGGGCGTTGTGTCCCCCGAAGCGGGCGGGCCAATGCAGACCCTTACGAACATGCGCAGCACACTCTTGACGGGGCTTATGGCCGCGACGGGCATGTCCTCCAAACAGATCGACTCCAATAAGGAAATGCAGAACTATCTCGACGCGATGACATCGCCGGGGCAGACTGTGAAGACAATTACAGATACGTTCAACGAACTGAGCCGTAAATACGGCACGGGTCAAACGATCAAGCCGGAAGATATTTCTCCACCCAAATCTTCAAGCGGTATTCCTTCAGGCCGCAGATCGGCTGCGCCTGCCAAGCCGACCGAACGCCCGCCGCTTAGTTCATTTGGAGGATAACGCGCATGGCGTTCGACATTGAAGGCGCGAAACAGGCTGGCTACAACGACGCCGAGATTGCCGACCATCTGGCAAAACAGTCAAACTTTGACCTCGCGGGCGCAAAGAAGGCCGGATACAACGACGCGGAAATCTTGCAACACCTGACCGTAGCGCCTGCTGCTAAGGGCGAAACCGTCCCTGAAGAAGGCCCGCGTCCGCTCACGATCCGTCGTGGCGAGCCGCGCGCTGCTGCGCCAGCAGAAATGCCCCAAGCCGAACCCGACACGTCGCTTACGCAGAACGCGGGCGTGCTCGCGCGCACCTTGGCCCCCTACGCTACGGCGGCGGGTGCTGGTGCGCTCATGGGTGCGCCTCTTGGCGGTGTCGGTGCAATACCTGGCGCTATCGCTGGCGTCGGCGCGCTGGGCCTTGGAAACTTGGCGACCGGCGCGTACAACCTTGCCGCGCCCATGTTTGGCGGTTCGCAGATCGCAAATCCGTCTGAGGCCATCCGCAACGCTTTTGCCGCTGGCGGCGTAGGCCGCAAGCCTGCCACGTCCGAACAGGCGCTGATGGCGGCGTCTATGGAGGGCGGCTTGGACGCGCTTTCATTGGCGGGCGCAGGGCGTACCCTTGGGGGCAAGATTGGCAACTTTTTCGCCGCGAAGCCCGCCGTTCAGGCGGCTGGCGGCGTTGGCGCGGCGGCGACGCCGGTCGCCATGCAGGAATACTACGGCGTTGAAGACCCGTACGCTCTCGCGGCGGGTAGCCTTATCGGCGGCATTGCGTCGGCTAGAACCGGAGCCAACGTTGCTGAGTCGGCCACGCGGCTGCGCGATCTGGCGAAACGCTACGTAGAGAAGTCAAATATATCCGCCGAAGCCCTCAAGCAGCGCGCCCAAGCAGGCTTCAACGCAACCGACGCCAGCGGCGTCGTGTACGACTCTGCGGCGCTTAACAGCTTTGGAACAAAGACACGGCAAGATTTGGCGCGGGAACAGTACAAGCCTACGTCGCCGCGTTTCACTTATGTAAATGACGCTTTGGCTAAAGTTGACGAGGCTGCCGCCAATTCGCAATCCATTGGTAATTTGCACAGCCTTCGGGAAGATTTGGGCTTCTACCGTGAAAGTGCGTACACCGCTAAACGCCCCGACGCAGCGCGTATGATTACCCAAATTATTAACAATCTTGATGATTTTATTGCCGCGCCAAAGAACGCTACGTTTGCGGCTGGCGCAGATGTGATTGAAGCGTCCAAAACGTTAAAATCATCAATTACAGATTGGTCTCGGTTGGCAAACTCTAAAAAGATTGACACCGCGATTAACCGCGCGTCGCTTTCTGACAGACCTTTTGCAGACGCTTTGCAATCAGAATTTAAAACAATGGTTAAAAATCCCGCGCGGCTTGCCCGTTTTGGCAAAGAAGAACAGGCCGCAATCCGCGCGCTTGCAAGCGGGCAAAACGAGTCTGCAACGCTCAAACTTCTTAGCCAGCTAGCGCCTAGTCTTAAACTGCGCGACATTGTTCGCACGGGTGCGTCGGGTCTGGTGGGCGCTGCGGGCGCGTATACTGGGTCAATCCCGCTTATGGCAACGGCAGCAGGCATGAGCGCGGCGGGATTGGGCGCTCGCGCGACGCGAAACGCCCTAGCAGGCGTGGAAGCCAACGCCCTAGCCGCAGCTATGCGACGCGGTGATGTCCGCGCGCCAATTAACGTAACCACGCAAGAAATGCTTCGCCGCGTGCCTCCGCAGATGCTTATGCAAGATCAACAATCCAACTCAATGGCCCGGTGACATGGAACCTCAGACGCTTATCAATATCGCCGGAGGCATCACCCTCTCGGTCGTGGGCTGGCTGGCCCGCGAATTGTGGGGCGCGGTCAAGGATTTGCGCGAGGACATCCATCGGATTGAGGTCGATCTGCCCAAGACCTACGTCCCCCGTGCGGACCTCGACGCGCGGATGAAACGCATTGAAGACATGCTTCAACGCATTGATGACAAGATAGACGCAAAGGCGGACAAGTAATGGCATTCGGCATCGACGACGCCATCGCTGCGGCGCTTAAAGTCTTAGATAAATTTGTTCCTGACCCGGAAGCCAAGGCCAAGGCGGAGGGCGAGCTGCGCTCCAGCCTCCAGCTCTGGGACAAGGGCCAGACCGACGTCAACGTCGTCGAGGCTGCCAACCCGAACCTGTTCGTGTCGGGCTGGCGTCCGTTCATCGG